GTTGGGTTCTTCCCGGATGCAGCGTCTCAACAGCGAGTTGCTGCGGGTAAGCCGCACCATGGAGCAAATTGAACGTCAGCAGCGCCGCCTGTCAGCAGCATCAGCTACCAGTGACGCGCTGAAAGCTAACCGCCTGGCGCTCTATGGTCAGGGTGCAGAAACCTATGCTATTGGCAGAACGCTGGGCGCACCGGTCATGGCCTCGGTTAAACAATATGCCTCGTTTGAATCACAGTTGCGGGATATCAGTGTCACAGGAGACCTGGATGCAAAACAGGAACGTGCAATTGGCCAGGCTATCAGACAGGCCTCGCTGAAGGTTAACCAACTGCAGGAGTCTCTGTTAGGGGGAGTCGGACAATTAGTTGCTGATGGTATGGCCCCCGAACGGGCAGCAACGTTTGCAGAGATGCTTGGAAAGACCGCTACAGCAACCAAAGCCGATATGACCGACCTTGCCAAAATGACTTATGCCTTCAGCGATGCACTCAGAATCACTGATGCGAAAGAACTTGAACAGGCGTTTGGTATTGCGGCAACAGGAGCCAAACTTGGGTCATTTGAGCTGAAGGATATGGCAAAAGCATTACCCGGTATGGCTAAAGCCTTCGCTGCTCGTGGTATTTATGGAAAAGATGCGATTACCCAGATTGTTGCCAGTCTGGAGGTCGGTAAAGGTAGTGGCTCTGCAGAGGAAGCGGTCACCAATATGTCCAACTGGCTGGCAGCAATGGGCCGCGGAGATACCATCCAGAAATATGCTAAAGCCGGGGTGGATTACCAGGGGTCAATGCAGAATTACGTCGCTCAGGGTTTTTCGCAGTACGAAGCTTCACTGATGATTGCCAACCGTTTTATCGACAGTAAAGGCAAAGCGTTCTTGCAGCAATGGAAAGCTGCAGGAGCAAGAGGCGATCAGGAAGGTCAGCAGAAACTCATGGAGTCATTTGGTCTGGCTGAGGTCTTTACCGATATTCAGACTGTCAACCATTTACTGTCAATGCGACAGGGCTGGGATAAATACCTTTCCAGTAAGCAGGAAATGAATGCTCCGGCTGCAATGTCTACCCTGGATAAGGATGCTGCAAAGCAGAATGATACGCTTGAAGGTCGCTGGCGCAGAATGCAGATCGGCTTTAATGATTCTGCTATCAGCATCGGGCAATCCTTGCGTCCGGCTTTGCTCCAGTTGGGTGAAACATTTATTCCTTTAATGGACAGTGTTGGCAAATGGATAGCGGCAAATCCGCAGCTCGTCAGCAGCACCATAAAGGTTGTGGGCGCATTACTCGCTTTCAGGATGGCCACTATCGGTCTCAAGCTTGGGCTGAATCTCCTTATTTCCCCCTTTGTAAGTGTCTGGAAAAATGCTGTTTTGCTTCGGGCCAACTGGCTTCGTCTGACGCTTGCACTGGGGGAAGGCGGTAAGCTCCGCTGGCTGGTGACAGGTTTTGGTGCCGTCGCCAGAGGAGCCAGAACACTGGGTAGTGTGCTCTCAGGGGGGCTGGTTCGCGGCATTATGATCGCCGGGCGTGCCGTTCTCTGGATTGGCCGGGCGCTGCTGATGAATCCCATCGGTCTCGTTATCACCGCCGTCGCGGCAGCAGCTTACCTTATCTACCGCAACTGGGGCGCAGTCAGTAGCTGGTTTAAACAGCGCTGGGCTGACATTCAGGAAGCCTTTAACGGCGGCATCGTGGGAATTGGTAAACTGCTGGTTAACTGGTCTCCGGCTGGTCTGCTTTATAAAGCCTTTGCGGCTGCGCTGAAATATCTCGGCGTTGATTTGCCGGCGAAGTTCACCGACTTCGGTGGTCATCTTATCGACGGGCTGATAAATGGCATCAGAAACAAATGGGAGTCGCTCAAAACCAGCATAACCGGAATGGGTGACAGCATCAGTGGTTGGTTCAGCGAAAAGCTGGGCATCCATTCACCGAGTCGCGTGTTTATGGGCTTTGGTGACAATATCGCGCAGGGTGCCGCCATTGGCCTGCAACGGACCACTCCGCTTGCTGCACTGGCCGGGCAGCGCCTGGCCGCTGAAATGACACCGGATGTTCCCCGTATCCCGTCGCCGGAAATCATGGCTGCCGGATATTCAGGCCGTGGCGCAACGGCAACTGGCGGTGGAGCGTCTGGCGGTATCCAGGTCAGCTTTAATCCTCAGTTTTTCCTCAATGGTAAGGAAACCGCAGCGCCTGCCGGGCTGACTGGTGCCCTGAATATGAGCCTGCATGAGCTGGAAAAAATGCTGGAGCGTCTGCTGGCTCAGAAACAACGTAAGGAGTACAGCTGATGTTTGCCGTACTGGGTGATATTGAGTTTGAACTGATTACCTACTGGGACGGCTTCGAGGCCACGTCCGGCGTCGATTATGCGGAGCATGCCCGCATCGAGGGTAAACCCGGCCTGCAGTTCGTCGGCGACAGGCTGGACGAAATCCAGATAAGCCTGGTCTTCCATCAGCATTATTGTGTGCCCGACGTGGAGCTGGCGAGAGTGCGAACAGCCATGAAGGCCCATCAGGCACTGGCGCTGGTCTTCGGCAACGGTGACTATCGCGGCTGGTTCGTGATTACCGATGTGACCGCAACCAGCGAGCAGACAGACAGCACCGGTAACGTGCTGGCTGTCAGTGCCACCGTGTCTCTCCGGGAATACACCGGTGACCCGAAAAATCCTCTGCAACCGCCGGCAATACGCAGGCAGGTTCCCGGTGCCGGGGCCATATCTGGTGCTGTTCCATCGCCTTCCGGGGTGGCGCAGTTCGTCCGTAACGGCGTCAACTATGCGAAACAGGCGCAGTCTGTACTCCAGACCACTATCAGTGCCGTTCGGGTGGCGCAGAAAATGAAGGGTAACCCTGTTGTCGCGCTGACTCGTGTGCCGGGACTGATGAGCGGACTGGGTAATATATCCGGCGCTCTGGGGAAAAGTGTGCCGGCATTTAATGCACTCTCTGGATCCATGCCCGATGCCATCAGTCTGGCCAGAACAGCCAGCGAAGCAGCCACGTATGTACAGCAGGCACAGTCTGCGCTGAGTGGTGTGGACAAAAGAAATATTGCAGGTGCTCTGGATACCGTTTCCGGGCAGCTTAACGCCGCCGGCACAGCATTCAACCGCATGTCTCCGGGATTAAGTGCAATGGCCGCCAGAATACTGACGAGGAGTGTGTGATGTTTCTTGAACATATTACCCGTGACGGAGAGCGCTGGGATTCGCTGGCATGGCAGTACTATGGTGACCCGCTGGGCTATCCCCGGATTATTGCAGCCAATCCGCACGTGGCCATTACGCCGGTGCTGCCCTCCGGGTTGTTGTTACTGATCCCGGTTATTGAGGCTGAAGATGCCCGTACAGAAGAGGATATTGCCCCATGGCTGAGATAAACAGTACTGCGCAGGCCACATCAGCGTTAACCGGCGTCAGCGATGTGCTGACGCCGGTATTCACTCTGTGGTATCTGCAGAAAAACATCACCTCTGATATCGCGCCTTATGTCACCCGTGTGGTCTGGAGCGATAACATCAAAAATGAGTCCGATACCATTGAGGTGGAGCTGGACGACACCGATGGCCGCTGGCTGGATAAGTGGTATCCGGGCAAGGGTGACACGCTGACGCTGAAAATGGGTTATCAGGGCGAGAAACTGCTGTCCTGCGGTACATTCTCAATAGACGAGATCGAAGTGAGTTCGCCCGCGTCCGTTGTCGCTATCCGTGGGGTGGCCACCTCGGTTAACAGTGCTCTGCGGACTAAATCCAGCCGTGGTTTTGAGAACACCACGCTGGCAGCTGTTGCGGGGCGGATTGCCAGAAAGCACCGACTGAAACTGGTGGGCAGCATTGAGTCCATCAAAATCGACCGGGTGACCCAGTATGCTGAAACCGACGTGGGTTTTCTGCGCCGGCTGGCCAGCGAGTATGGTTATGCAGTGAAAGTTGTCAGTGACCAGCTGATTTTTTCTCATCTGGCCACACTGCGCAGTCAGGAGCCGGTCAGGCAGTTAAAACCGCAGGATGTGGCCCGCTTTTCCCTGCGTGACACCATCAACCGGGTCTATAAATCTGCAAAGGTAAAACACCAGAAAAGCAGCAGTAAAAAACTGATCGTCTACGAAGCTGATGGTGGTACCCGTGAAAGCGACAAAAAGCTCAAAGGTGGTAATGTTACCAGCGCTGACTCACTTAAAGTTAACAGCCGTGTCAGCGACCCGGACAGTGCCCGGATTAAAGCGGATTCAGCACTGGCCAGACATAACGAATACCAGCAGAACGGCTCCCTGACGCTGACGGGAACGTCTCAACTGACAGCAGGCAACAAAATTGAACTGGTGGGCTTTGGACAGTTATCCGGTCCATGGCTGATAATCACTGCCCGCCATGCGTTTGAGCGTAACAGCGGCTACACCACAGAGCTGGAAGTGGCACGGGGGCCAGTCACAAGAGGGAAAAAACAAAAAACTCAGAAACTCACGGTTTATCACCCGGATGGCAGTACATCGACGGTGATTAAGGAGAAGAAAAAATGACTGGTGTCACCCGTCAGGTCGGTACGGTCAGTGCCGTTGATGCAGACAGGGTTCAGGCCCGCGTGCGTCTGCCTGAATGCGATAACCTGCGCACAAACTGGCTTAACGTGCTGCAGCACAATACCCAGGATAATAAGGATTACTGGCTCCCTGACGTGGGGGAACAAGTTGAGGTGCTGCTCGATGCTAACGGCGAGGATGGTGTTATACTGGGCGCGGTATACTCAGACGTCGATAAACCACCGTTCAGTGATAAAAACGTCCGGGGCACGAAATACGCTGATGGCGCGGAGTTCAGTTATAACCGCGCGACCCATACGCTGACAGTCAAAGGCGGTATTGAGCATGTGGTGATCGAGGTTGCAGTGGATATCAGCCTGAAAGGGAAAACCATTGTTCTGACCGCTGACACCACCACTGTAAATGGCAACCTTGAAATTAACGGCAATGCCCACTCGACAGGCAGTATGTTGTCAGATGGACAGAACTCTAATCATCACTCGCACTGAAGTTTCTTAAACGCCTTTAATATCGGCGTTCCCTTCCGGGGGCAATACTGCTCCTATGAAAACGACCTCAGTATTCTGGCAACCAGCTCTGCAGGCTCCCGGCGAAATCGTCCGGGGGCTGGATGATATCCGGCAGTCCATCCAGATCATCCTGCGGACTCCCCGCGGCAGCGACCCGCATCGCCCGGAGTTCGGCAGCAATCTGCACCTTTATATCGACTGGCCTGTCGACCGGGCCATTCCGCATGTGGTTCGCGAATCCGTCGATGCCATCAGGCGCTGGGAACCCCGCTGCCAGCTTATGTCGGTTAAACCCGCCGTCGACGGCGAACATCTTACGCTCCGGGTGAGCTGGAAAGGCTCAGACGGACAACCCCGTACTCAGGAACTGCTATGGCGCTGACAGAACCCGATTTTATTGAACGCGATGCCGATAAAATCACGGCAGAAATGATTGCGAAATATGAGGCAGATACCGGAAAAAAGCTGTATCCGGCGCAGGCAGAACGTCTGTTGATCGACCTGTGGGCCTATCGTGAAACCCTGGTCAGGGTGGCGGTACAGGAAGCGGCGAAGCTGAATCTGGTCGCCTTTTCCCGCGAGCCGATGATTGACTACCTCGGTGAACTGGTTGGTGTGTACCGCCTTGCCGCGCAGCCTGCCACCACCACACTTCAGTTTTCCTTGGATGAGGCACTGGCCATTGATGTGCTGATCCCGGCAGGCACCCGTGTCAGCGCTTCCGACAGTGTTATTTTTGCCACCAATACAGATGTGGTGCTGAAGGCCGGATTGCAACTGGTCAATGCCCCGGCCACCTGTACCGAGCCGGGTACCTCTGGCAACGGCTGGCAACCTGCGCAGGTCAGTCAGTTGCTTGATGAGATTGATAATGTTGACCTGCTGGTGACCAATCTGACGGCCAGTTCTGGTGGTTCAGAGCAGGAAGACAATGACCGACTCCGGGAGCGTATCAGGCTGGCCCCGGAGTCCTTCACCAATGCCGGAAGCCGTGGTGCATACCGTTTTCATGCTATGGGCGCGCATCCCAGCATTGTCGACGTCGCCGTGCTATCCCCGGTTCCTGGCACTGTCGAGCTGTATCCGCTGCTCAGTACTGGTCTGCCAGACAGCAGTATCCTCACTCTGGTAGAGAGTTTCTGTTCTGACGAAAAAGTCAGGCCGCTCACTGATACCGTGCGGGCGAAAACACCTGTTCAGGTGGATTACACTATTGAAGCCAGGATTACGATCTATCGTGATCAGGATGCCAACTCGGTAAAGGATAACGCTAACAGTGCCATACAGAACTGGGTGGCTTCTCGTACTGCCACGCTGGGGCGCGATATTGTTCCCAGCCAGATTATCAGTGTGCTGTCCGTTTCCGGGGTGTACCAGGTTGAACTGGTGACACCGACACTACGGGTGCTGGCAGAAAACGAATGGGCAAACTGTACGGCGATCACTCTTAACATGACCGGAGTGTCCGATGACTGAGCTGTTACAACTCCCGCCACCGCTTGAGGGTGATATCAGTCTCAGAACACTGGGAAGACTGGCCGGGCGGCTGGATAACATTGACCTGAGCGTACTGATGGTCTGTCTCGTCGATATCGTCGACAGTTCCGCGCTGCCATGGTTGGGCGAGCAGTTCTCACTGTTCGGTGATGGCTGGGAGCTTGCTGAATCGGACGATGTTCGTCGCATGCTTATCAAATCTGCTATTGAGCTGCACCGCTACAAAGGAACGCCGTGGTCAGTCAGAGAGATTATTCGGCGTTTCGGTTTTGGGGAGGTAGACATAATCGAAGGCCTGGGGGGATTACATTATAACGGCCAAAGACAGTTCAATGGGTATTGCCTTTATGGTGACGAAAGTTCCTGGGCTATATACAGAGTAATATTACAGAGGCCAATAACTAATGACCAGGCAACATTATTACGCCGTGTACTTTCATTTTTTGCCCCCGCGCGATGCCATCTTATTAGCCTTGATTATCAGTCTGTACCCGTTCGTTATAACGCAGAAGCCTGTTATGACAGTAATTATAATTATGGGAGTCATCAGTAATGGCGAAACTAAATGAATCTGCTGTCTGGGAAGATGGCATTTACCAGCTTGAAGTTTCTGATCCAGTTTTGGGTGGTCCAGGGGGGATTGCAAACCGACAGGCTGAACAACTGGCAAACAGAACAGCATATTTAAAAAAGAAAGCTGAACGTCAGGATAAGGGACTGGAGGACCATCAAAAAGCATCTGATCCACATACCCAGTATGCCCATAAAGAATCTCCGGCGTTTAGCGGCACCCCGACTGCACCAACTGCGGATAAAGCGGATAACAGCAATAAGCTGGCCACGACAAAATTTGTAAAAGGGGCAATCGCTGATCTGCAGTCAAAATTAGATAATAACCAGCCCGTTGACTGCTATACAAAAGCCGAATCAGATACCAGGTATCCGGATTCAGGAAGTGTTGCATACCTGACGAAAAGTACAATTCAGCGCTTTCAGGGAAGTATTGAAGTCAGGGATATTTTCAGTATCTACACATTAAATGATGTAAACGGTCTCAGGCTCGAACCGGGACTAAAAAATAACATTGGACTGAAACGCAGGGGAAAATGGACTTATTACAGCTTCCCGGATAAGGATGGGGAACTGGCATTAAAATCTGATTTAACTTCGCTTCTGGACGGTCTGGACATATATCCTGTGGGAGCACCACTTCCCTGGCCATTAGCCACACCGCCATCGGGTTACTTAATCTGTAACGGACAGCGATTTAATCCGTCCACCTACCCCGGGCTGGCTTCTGCCTATCCAGGTGGTGTCCTGCCGGATTTGCGCGGTGAATTTATTCGTGGCTGGGATAATGGTCGTGGTGTGGATACAGGAAGACGCATCCTCAGTCAGCAATTCGGCAATACCCCAGTTATGGATTATGAATATCCGGTAGGCAGTGGTTTTTCGGTAACGATTCGCACTGTAGGAAATGATGAAGGTGCAAATGAAACGCGTCCGCGAAATATCGCTTTTTTATATATCGTGAGGGCTAAATAATGCAAAAATATAACGTCAATATTCAGGAAGGAAAAATTGGTGAGAACGGTCTGGCCAGCGTGGCCGGATGGGTTAAGTGCTACCTTGCTAATCCTGTAACACGCGAATACATGGGGTCCACCATGGAATATGTCATGTTCGATGTGTCCCTGTCAGAAGGTGCATATCTGGATGAACCTCAGTTACCAGTAAAAGCCAGTCAGGCGGTTCGACGCACGGAAGATGGAACAGCCTGGGAAATTGTCGACGATTATCGTGGGATGGAAGCCTTTAATACACAAACCAGAGAGTCCGTAACCATTAATTTTATTGGTCCATTGCCCGAAATATTAACAATGCACAAACCCACAAGCGAATTTGACAGATGGGATGGCCATCGCTGGGTGGAGGACAAAGAAGCAGCCAGAAAAGCCAGGATTGATGCTGTCAGAAAACACAAAGCAGCGTTATCAGAAGAAGCGGAAACACGCATCGCTCAGCTTGAGCGAAAAGTTCGTCTGGAACTTGCATCAGATGAAGAAAAAGAACTGCTGAAAGCATGGGAAATCTACACAATAAAACTCGATGATATCAATCCTGAAATAACAACGGATATTAAACTGCCGGAGAAGCCAGAATAATTAATGTTTCCGGCAATCTGTCGGATAACCGGATAAAACCAGCCCCGGCAATTCCGACAGTTTCTTTTTATAAAAACTTACCGCTGTGACCAGACTGGTTATCAGCGGTTCACTTCATATCAGAACAGTGCTTTAACTGAACTTGTCGTATTATTCAGAGATGCGGTTACTTTTCCCTTTAGCTCTGACACCATATCGCTGAATGAGGAGGACTGAAGGCGTTCCCGCAGATCTTCGTCGCATCGCTCCAGCGTCAGGGAAAATTCTATTTTCTTCGCTTTCCCGTAGCGATCTAACTCAGAACGGGTCGTATTCGTTTCGGTCAGAACATACATGCCATAAATATGTCCGACACCATCAATCAGAGGCCAGGGTCGCCCTGTATACGCCTGTGTGGTCAGCAGCGACAGTGACACTTCGCCACCTGTAATTTCAGGATAAAGCACGCCGGAAAGAACGATGCGATCATCACCTGCACCGATATACTGCCAGCTTGCAGAACGGTTAACGCGTTCATTTTTCACATGCCGCCAGCTTTTGTTTTGCTGCAACTGCTGATGCGGCAATGTGCGCAACTCAAAAACAAACATACCGTAAATCATCATCATGACCATGAATCCTTAATCTTTATCGTAAAAACGGCCACGTCCGGCACGGTCACGTCGTTCCATTTCTGTCCTGACCATTTCACCGACCAGTTTCGCCAGTTCGCGAGGATTCTGCGTAACAACGTTATGCAGATGAACATGAATTTCACCACCAAATCCGGAGGCAACAGGCTCCCGGTTACGGGAAGTTACAGGAACTAGATCGGAAGAGCGTCGTGTAGGGAAAGAGTGTAGATCTCGGTGGTCGCCGTATC